ATGACTCCGCCAGCAGTTTCCAGATCGATAGTCTTACTAAATTCCGGTCCCATATCTCCGGTTTGCGGATCGAAAAATATTGCACCTATTGAGATAATCGGGGCATCTGGATTTTTTCCCATGGTTTCAAGGTCGATCATTAGATGGTCACACGTCCCGCTGGTGGATGTGCCTTTATGATGACCGTTCACCTTAACTGAGTGATCTGTCGCCTCGCCAGTTTCACTATCGCTATCGTGATGCTGATTGCCGCCAGGGTTCTCCTTGTGTGGATGTTCAGTGCCTTCCATTTCCTCCGGATCATTTTCCTGAACTTCAACCTGATTCTCTTCATTGAATGTTTCCTGGTATGTTGCGTCGCCCATCACCGCGCCACAATCAGGGCAGTTGCCGCCGCCGGTCTGACCGCAGGCGGTGCAGATCTTTTCCGGTTCCTGTTGCACTACTGGTTCAGGTTGTTTCGTTTCTGGCTCGTTTTGTAACGCATTTGGGCTGTTTTGTTCCGCTTTCTGGCCGTTCTGTTCCGTTTCTTGCTGGTTCTGGTTTACAGAATCGCGGGTTTCAATCCCCTTTACCCATTTCGGATCATTCGGGTCGCTAATCCCTGCAACAAATTCTCCGCGAGAGGCAGCAAGCAACTTATCGGCGTCAGGCTGGCTGATATTGGCTGCCTGCATAATTTTGTTTACTTCGTCAGCGGTAACTTTTACCTGTGACTTGTCATCCAGCGGCTGCGGGTCCTGATGATGTTCAACTGTATCCGCTGCCATTGTTTCAGCCGTTGCCTGTTCATCTGCCATTGCGCCAGATGGTTGCGGGTTATCTTCATCATTTTTTTCTTCTTCTGTTTTGCACTCAGCAGCCAGTCCGCCGTTAATTTCTTCCAGGATATCTTTTTCCGGTGTATGCCGGGCAGCCATGAGCGTTTCAGCTGTGGGATTCTCGTGATCAGTTTCTGTCAGGTTGGCATTGATATACCCCTGAAGGCGCCCCGGGTAGTGATAAAACTCAGGGTGGGCGCTTCGGATAAGTGCAAAAATAGCTGCGCGGGAATAGTCCAGGATACCAGGGGTTGCGCGAAGTGCTGCGGACCATTCCCTGAACGGACTTTCTTTTTTCAGGACGATTTCTTTTGCGCGACGATAAACGCTGCCCGGAATTTCATAAATATTAAAATCCATCGGAAGTGTGGCTGCTGCAATCTCCACATCCAGCGCATCGAAGGTGTGTACTAAATTCGGATTGCGATCGGTTTTGTTCCCGCCACCGGCATTTGCACCGGAAGCCGTACGGGTGATACGCGAAACACGATTTCCTTTCATCCACTCTTTTGTCAGCAGACCCCGATCAGTGTAATCAGCGTCCAGGTATGCCTCGAAAAAAGCAGTTATCAGTCCCAGGTCTGAATTACCGGGATTAGGGAAAACTTTGTCAGTGTCGCGTACCAGTTTGTGAAGGTCGCGAATCTCCAGCGGGTCGAGCAGCTTTGTTTTGTGAGAAATGGCCAGGGCAGTAACAGCCGGCAGTTCTTCCGCCCGTGCTATATGTAATGCCTGAAGTTCTTCCCGTGCAACGTGCGTTACTGGTTTTTCGCTGCTGTGTTGCGCAAGCCAGCGAATGGGCAGCTCCTGACCAGAAACCGGCAGGAGCATATTCTCCTCAATCTCCGTCATGTCTTCGCCGTTGACGTTGGTATTGTCAGTACTGGCTGGTTTCTCCTGCACGGAGGGAGAGGGCGCGATAAATACCATTGTAATGCCATCTTCCCCGCCTTTTTCGTATCGGTTGCAGAATTCGGTATCAAACACGCCTTCAGGTGGAAGGTCATTCACAACGGGTAAATGGACGCGAACGGGTTTTTTAAAGTCGTCTTCATCATAATCGTTGTCATCCATTGCGGTAATGCAGCGGGAGATGGCAACAGATAATTTTTTTGCTGTAGTCCAGTAAAAACCACCTTTAATTCCCAGACGTTTTCTGACTTTGTCATTTTTTGCTTCGCAATATAGCGCAAATTCTTCTTTATCAGTGCTCATTGATAAACCTCATTACAGATTTAAGGGTGAACAAATCCCTGCCATTGCTGGCATTTTTAATCCGTTGGTATGGTGTTAATATGGCTGGAGGGTTATCCAGCCGGTGTTTCGTTATTCAGGTACAGCGATACTTTTTTTACCGGGAGGCATTCACCAGAAATTTTTTGCTCGTCTCTTGCCTGGAGGCAGGATTCTTTACTGGCATAAATTCCGGTAATCACATTCTGTGATTCACCCGTTATAAGAAAAACCGTCATCATCAGTGCAAATGCTGAAGTCATTGACGCTCTCCGAAAATACCAAGTTCAAGAAGAGCAATTCGGGAAAGTATGGAATTATCATTGAGCAGATAAGGCTCATATTTCCTCATATTAATGGCATCTTCAGTAAACTCCCGGTTACTGAGCAGAACACCAATATCAAAACAACCTTCAGACGTATTAACGTTTGGTAATAACGTTTCCATTATCGCGTCCTCAACAATGAATTTTGTGATGCGGTGCCTGGTGCCTCCAGGTGACGTTAACCAGTTAACAATTAACGCCGGATACAGAGCATTCCCGTTACGCCCGTAAAAGACCGCTTGTTTTAACTGTTCCGCGTGCGCTGAGCCGCATTCACCGCATCACAAAATTCACTTTAAAAAGGGCGGCAGAGCAGTCACGGAGTAGAACTGATGCCACCAAAGACTACACATGGATATTGTGGCGGGGCTGTCACTTAAGCGTATGGTCAGCCTGACAACCCGGTGTCCTCAAGGGGAAGGAATAACCCCGCCATACTTACCGCCGCGCCATTTCGCGGATTGCCACAACCGGAAGCGCACGGTCGAATTAAATTTAACGACAAAGTACAGAGAGACGAGCTTCTCCGTGTACTTTCGCGTTATGCTCTGACTTTTCAGAGAAATATCCTTTCAGTAAACTGTCAGTGCCGGATGTTCACCCGTGTCCGGCGCACGCACTCCACTTCACCCGTGGAGAACTCCTTAATTACCAACCTTAGCTTCGTTGGTTAGCTATTAACGCGGGTATGTAATCATTCTGGCAATGCTTAATGCCGCTGCTTTTTCCAGCCTGGTGATATCCTGCTCCAGAGAGAACAGATTTTCAGCCTGCTTAGCCCTGGCTTCATTAGCCCATTTCAGATCCTGCGCTGCATTAATTTTCTGGCGCATCCACTCATAAAGTTCATCATCGGTATAGTCTGGCGCGATGATGACAGGTTCTCGTTTCTGCATGTCAGCTCCTTGTGGTTCGCATTGCCTGCTTTTAACCACGTCAGGCGAGGTGGTATCCTCTGAGGGGTCTGTTACTCGAGAGGAAATTGGTTATGAATACAATCAAGTTTTCTTGCCCAGAATGTGGTGGCGAAGTCTTTGACACATCCTTTAAGCCGCAGGGCTCTGACAGTTTCGCGGGAGCCATCTGCAAAAATTGTGGTCACCTTGTAACTGAAGATGAGTCCTCGCAGTTCGATGACGAAATCGTTGACAATATCTTCGGTGCACTCACCAGAGACTTTCTGAAATAAAGACGCATACCGCTTAGTTACCGCTCTGATAATTCTTACCTGTCCGGCAATGGCGCTGATATCAATATAAAGCGCCATCGCTGTTTCTTTGCTGATCCCTGGACGCCTTCCATTCTGATGTTTGACTTCGCCCACTGAGAAATCCTCTGTTTCCCCTTAACGCCGGGGTAGCGGAACTGTTTGCTGAGAACACCGTGCGGTGTCTTGATGGAGATTAATTTAGAATAACCTAACAGATGTGGCAAGTGTTTTTTGTTAGATTGATCTAACAAGAAGAGTGAGGGAATCTAAGTGTCTGAAAGGAGTGTTATTTTATTGATTTGTTTTTACGTGCTTTAAGCATTTCTTCGAAGAGTTTATTGAAATTCTCTACTCTTGCGCGCATTTCAGACAGCAAGGCTTCCTGCTCGGAGGATGGAAGAGCATCGAATAATTCGATCAATTCTTTGTGGCTGGGAGTTAACTCGGTTTCCACATGAAGTTCTTGTGCTGGCACTGGTGCCTTGTCTTCGTCACCAAACATTAGCCATGTAGGCGAGCACTTCAGCGCATCAGCTAAAGCAAACAACCGCTTCCCGACTGGTTGGGTTTCGTCTCTTTCCCATTGTGAAATTGTGACGTGAGCTACCCCAGCGAGGCGAGCGGCTTCTCGTTGTGTTAGGCGTAATTCTTTTCGTCGTGCCAGAACTCGCTGGCCTAGGGTTCTTGTATCCATAGTTAGGTAATTCTAATTTTTCTTGACTTAGGTATCCCGCGCACATTACTGTTAGAAATATCTAACAAGAGGGGGCTTTGATGCTTAAAGTTGACGCAATTACTTTTTTTGGCAGCAAAACAAAGCTTGCCAATGCCGCAGGAGTGAAACTGGCAAGTGTTGCTGCATGGGGTGAACTGGTTCCTGAAGGTCGCGCGATGCGCCTGCAAGAGGCATCCGGCGGGGAACTTCAGTACGACCCCAAAGTTTATGACGAATATCGTAAGGCAAAGCGGGCGGGGCGGTTGAACAATGAAAATCACCCCTGAACAGGTTTGTGAGGCTCTGGATGCCTGGGTATGTCGACCAGGAATGACACAGGAGCAAGCGACGATATTAATCACGGAAGCATTCTGGGCTCTGAAAGAACGCCCGAACATCGATGTTCAACGCGTCACGTTTAATGATGGCGAGGTTGATCAACGGGCGCTGGGCGTTAACCGAGTGAAGATATTCGAACGCTGGAAAGCTATCGACACCAGGGATAAGCGGAAAAAATTCACGGCGCTGATTCCGGCAATTATGGAGGCTATCCGAATTAGTGATTTCAGGTTGTATCGTGAGATCAGTGATGGAAAAAGCATTACGTACATGATCGCCGGATTAAACAAAGAATATGGCGATGTGGTGGAGTCCGGGCTGCTTTTTGCGGATCCAGCTGTTGTGGAACGTGAGACTGACGAGCTTATAGAAAAAGCTATTGCTTTCAAGCATGCGTATCGTCAGCAATATCAATATTACTTTGCAGATAAACAAATGTCTGCCAGGGGTTTGTATGAGTATCGATGCACTACGATGGGCTAAAAAGGTGAAAACCGGCAGTTCATCCAGTAAGTCTGTATTGACCTGGCTTGCTGATATGTGCGGTGCCGATTTGTGTGCATACCCGTCTGTATCTGCACTGGCAGAAGTAACGGAACTAAACAAAAAGACTGTGCAGGACAGCTTACGACACCTGATGGAGATTGGGTTAATTGTTGATACCGGTGAGAGAAAAGGCAGAACAAAGCAAATTGTGGTGTACCGACTTATCGGTGTAGAAGAAAGTGTTGCCGAGCCTGAATACACCCAAAAACGGGAGTCTTTAAAGGTGGGTAAAATTGGTGCTGTTAATAAAAACAGTACCGAAAATGGTTATGTTTCAGCACAAAACAGACCCAAAAACGGAACTCTTAGCTGCATGGAAAATAACCAAAGACACCCAAATTTTCCATCAAAGACACCCAAAAACGGATCACGGAACCCAAAGGAACCCAAAGATCTAAACCCCACACATAACGCACGCGAGAGTGCTCCGACCAGTGAGCAGGAAGTTTTGTCGTTACAGGCAGCACCCCTTGTATTCCTGGATGGCCTGAGCGAACCCATCGGAAAATTTCCGATGACCGATAGCTGGTATCCGTCACGGGATTTTCGACGACGGGCTGCGTTGTGGGGGATGGCTTTGCCGGAGACAGAATTTACACCTGCTGAACTTGCCGCCTTCCGGGACTACTGGGCAGCGGAGGGGAAAGTGTTTACGCAGATTCAGTGGGAGCAGAAATTCGCCCGTCACGTAAATCACGTCAGGGCGCAGGTTAAGCCAGTCAGCAAGGGGGTAAACCATGCAGCAGCACCAGGTGGCACCGCATCACGGGCAGTTCAGGAAATTCGGGCAGCACGTGAGCAGTGGGAACGTGAAAACGGATTTATCAGCGACGGAAACGGTCTGGAAGCTGTGGGAACTCATGGGGGAGGTTTATTCGAACCGCTGGACCCAGAAGAACGGGGCCGCACCTTCGAAGCTCTGGATTGCACAGATTGGCGCGATGACTGAGCAGCAAATCCGACAGGTCTGCCGCCAGTGCATGGACCGCTGCCGGGCGGGTGAAACATGGCCTCCGGACCTGGCTGAGTTTGTGGCGCTGATTTCAGAAAGCGGGGCCAATCCATTTGGCCTGACGGTGGATGCTGTGATGGAGGAGTACCGCCGCTGGCGTGATGAGTCCTGGCGATATGACGGAAGCGACAAATATCCGTGGCCTCAGCCTGTGCTGTACCACATCTGCCTCGAAATGCG